GTCCTTTGCGATAGTCTCCGCCCGCTCTCCGCGCATCTGGCGTGTGGCAATCTGCGAAGCTATGTCTTGGGCAACGTCCTGCGGAATGGTTCTGATTAGCGCGGCGTGAGCCTTGACCAGTTCGCGCCGCCAAGCAATAATTGTTGGTAGCCAGTAAAGGAATACGGCCCCGACTACTGCAACAATGCCAGCGAAAACAGGGAAAAGACTATCTGAATCGCTCACTTCTCAGCCTCTTTCAGCACGTCCTCGATAATCTCCCTGAGCAGGGTACGCAGCGGCTTCTTTTGCGCCTCGGCCATCTTGCGGGCGACGGCCAGCATATCGTCATTCACGCGGATTACTACTACGGTGCCGACTCTACGCATGGACTTGCTTTTTCACGATGCGCTCAAGCAGCGCCCGCGCTACCGTAAGACTGTTTTGGAGTACCCAAGCATCTTCTTCACCGCGATAGCCGAGTGCCTTGAAACCGTCAATGGCGACCAGCAATGCACGCTCTGATTCGAGTAGGGTTTGCTTCTGTTTCAACGCGAGGCCGTGGCGCTCTTTCGCTTCGATGGCTGCGACTTGCGTTTGCCGTGCGACGATCTCGGCAAACAACTGAGATTTGCTAGGTTGTTTCGTGGTTTTACTCATGCCCCTATTGTATCCCCATCCGTATCATAGTTGTCAAGAGACACGAAAGCCGCCCCGAAGGACGGCCCCGTGTGCTCTGGCTCTCCGCATTTCTCCTTTCAGTGGTATAGATTTAGAAACTTTGCGCGGCCCATGTGCTCAATCTTTCCATCGTGGTACACCTTTGCGGGAAATGTAATCTGGCCCAAATCCACAATGACGTTCGCATCGCAGCGGCAGTTGGGAACCTTCCCGGCCTGATAGTGGCCGAGCTTAGACCTGATACCGGCCAATGCCTCTGGAGCGGGCGGGTCACGCCAGAACACGATTACACGGTCCATGAGCCGGTGCGAGGGCCGGACGCGCCTATCCTCGCTCGACAGCCACTCATAGCAAGGAAGGCTCAAGTGCGCGGCCCGCGCCTCGCTGATAGATGTAGCCGTGCTGGATACCTCAGTCCGGGCCAGCATCGCTACCCGGCTCTTGGTTATCTTCGGGATACGCCGCCGTATGTCCTTTGCGATAGTCTCCGCCCGCTCTCCGCGCATCTGGCGTGTGGCAATCTGCGAAGCTATGTCTTGGGCAACGTCCTGCGGAATGGTTCTGATTAGCGCGGCGTGAGCCTTGACCAGTTCGCGCATCTGCGCCCCCACCGGGCCAGCCATCTCACGTTTGAGCAGATCATAGATTCGTGCGCCCTGCGTAGACTTCCGAGCCGCGTCACGCCACGATACCGCGTTCTGGACCGCTGTAGCTGTCACCATGCCCCGCGCCAGGCGGTCTGAGGCTTGCATGACGCGCTCACCGCCGCCGTTGTTCAGAAAGGCGAATATGGCCTCAAGGTCTGTTCCACGTGGAACACTCTTGAGCCATGACTGCATGAGGGTATTCAGAGCGCGGCGATATTCAAGCTCGATACGCATTGGCCGGTGGAAGTCTGGCACGTTACGACCTCAGACTCTTCAAAGCCCTGTCAAACCATGAATCCTTGCCGCCCTTGGTCTTGCTGGCCTCTGTGCCTGTCTTGCCCTCTGCAAACTCTTCTGTACCGGCGCGGGCCTCCTCTGCCTCAATCTGCAAAGGTACCTGAACATCATCGTCCGCCGCCTCAATCATTTCGTCGGTCACGTTCGTGCCAATCTCGGTTATCTTCGAGGCAGTCTGGATTTCGCGCAATGTGGTCTGCCGGCCAATGATGCCATCGGTAAAGTATCCGCGAATGGCATCAGACTGGCTCTTGGCAAGCTCTGCCTTTTCCTTTGCGTTCATCGTCCGCATCGGCGCGAAGTTGTAATCCAGATCATCTGGCACCATGCCCCAAGTGCTCATGCAGATAATGGGAATTAACTTATCCATCAAAGGACGTTCTCGCTGCTGACGCTCTTGGTCTGCGTCATCGTAGTACGCTTGCAAATCGCCTTCGTTGGAACTTGACAGCCCCGATTGCGTCTCGCCGAAGAGCCTTGAAACCGGATACCCGCTGGCTCCGCAGAGGCACATAATCTGCATTCGCATGACTTCAGACAAGCCAGAGAACGAAGCCTGATGAGTGAATAGCTGCTCATCCTCTCCGAGAATTAACAGCCCATTCGTGCTGATGTTCTCCGATACCGCTGCCGTGCGTACTAGATAATCTTTCAATTGCTGTTCTGTCAGTCCTACGCCGGAGAGCATCTGCGCCAGCATAGGATTCTGCATGGCAAAGACGTTCGCCCTTGAAATCAAGTCTGAAACCGCCGCCATGCCGTAGTCGTAGCGGTTTAGCTCATCCAAGACACATTCGATTTCGCTCATGCCCCAGTAGGTTTCAATCTGCTTCTCAAACAAGGGAAGGTCGCGGCCAACAAAGCGCAAACAGCGGGAATGATGGACGCGCAACCGATCTCCCGTCTCAGTGTAAACATCGTAGTACGCCGGGTATCCGTATTCGGCGGGGTTGTCTAAGTCTCTGACCAGTTCCGAGCTAGGTGACATACCAGACCAGCGGTCAACTACGAGCAGCCCTTTGTAGCTGTCCACATCCACATCTTCTAATGCAAGGGGCTGTGAGAGATCGTTATGTCCCTTGAGAATGATGATACCGAGCGCCCCCCCGAATAGACGCCCCCACTTACGAGCTTCTATGTATTTCTGTAGAGTTGCGGTTGAAGCAACTACTTTGTCGAAGTCTGCAATCTGTTCTGGTGTGACCTGACTGACAATGGACGGAAAGGCTTTTAGCTGGTCCTGGGGCTTTGTATCCACGATAGACCGAATCACCCATGAGCCGCGATACATGAAAACGAGCTTCTGGTAATCAAGCGAGATACGGAAGGGGATGTGCCGTCCACCGTTGGCTAGGCTGGTACTGCCCCATCCTACGTTCGCAGCGGGGTTCGCGTAAACGTCACCAACTCCAGCCGCCTGATTCCCTGCCGGGAGTCTCAGCCTTGCCGCCGCCCGCGCCTTTGCCGCCTGTAGTTTATCGCCCATAAAAATAGTTTACGCCAGGGCTTTACATGAGAATACGGATGGTGATACGGTTAATGAATGGAGGGTTTATGGCTATCTGTGAATGGTGTAAAACAGATTCAGAAGAATCGGCAAAACATCATGAAGGCCCACATGCTACATGGTGCGTTCATTTTCGGGAAGAGCAACGCGGCGGTGATGCTTTCAGAAGCCAATATATGGGCGAGTGGACATCAGACTACTCGTGGCCTAAGATGCGCCGAATGTATGGTTCGCGCTGTGGAGGTAAATCGGAAGATCCGCGCCCATGCCTCAGAAGGGCAAGCATTCAGGGATGAAGTCTTAAGGCAATTCGAGCGTAAGCGGTCTTGCTTTTCCTGATTTGGAAGCCAAGGCCATTGTGGACTCGAAAGCGCAAACTCGATATGCCGCGGGCTAGCGACCGGATCAGCGGTCACCGTATTTGAGTAAATGCTTGTATATAAAACATTTAGACGAGCATCGGAGTGAAGGACAACCAACGCGATCGGCAGAATTGTAAATGCCGTGGAATAAAATGTGGAATAATTTACGCCCACGTTTACATTTTCGTGGTATTCTGGTCGCATGTCAACCGCGTCGCCTGTTTCGCGCTCGATTCTCCGGCCAGCGCCTTCTGCTTCCGCCTGGGCGACGACTTTCTGGTTGGAGAGCAAAAGGGCTACCTGCATGAATTGAAATCAGGCAGCACCGACGATTTATCGGGCAAAGAGGCTGAAATCAAGGCCCGTGCCAAGCGCGGAACCGATGGCGCCGATGAGCGAGAAACCGGGATAGGCACGCTGCTTCCCCCTTCGGTAGGGTTCTCGATCTTCGTTGGCGCAGCGATCAGAAGACAGTGCTACATGATCAGTTTGTGGAGTTGAGGAAGCGATATGCGAACCCTTAATACTGGTATCAAATTCGAAAATGACCTGCTGGCTCCAGTTTCCGGCTTCGCTCGTCGGAAAGGGTTCCGGTTTCAGCACACCGAACTTCCATTCTTCGAATATCGGATCGATCTCTACGGATTGTCACGCCCTTCTGGCGAAACCATCGCCGTGGAACTCAAGATGAAGAATTGGAGAAGGGCGCTCTACCAGTCCCTTATCTACCAACTGTGCTCTGACTACGTCTACATCGCCATCCCCCTCACGAACGCGCGTCGAGTGGACCTCAATACACTGGCGGGACATGGTGTTGGCCTAATCGTTGTGGATGATTCTCTGCGGTGCCACATCAAACTGAAAGCAAAGAAGTCGTCTGAAGTACGGAAATACTACCGCGAGCCGTACATGGAGTTATTGGGGGAGCGTGTGAAATGATCGCCACACAACCTGAAATTCATCTGCGTATCGGGAGCCACGCCGAGAAGGAATACTTTGAGAAGATGGTCAAGCGATTTGACGGCCTTACCGTCGGCGCGAACTTTATCACCCAAGCCGCCACTTCGGAATGACCTTGTTTATTCCCACGCGGGCCGCGTCACAAGCGTGGTCATGCTCTTTAATTGGCTCCTCTTCGCCCCGCTTTGCGGCTTTTTCCGACCAAGCGTATCCTTCTAATTCTTTTATGGTCATGGGACAGTTTTTCTCATGGATGCGATACATCCCCAGCTTGAGCACTGAGGAAACATGTCTGATGCCCTCTAGGACTTCGTTCTCGCCGTTCTTGACCAGATACCCACGGCGGACCAGTTCGAGCTTGAAGCTGGCCGCTGACGGGTCAACAATCACTACCAAACCGCGATGCTCCCGCCCTACGAACGCATCGAAGTCGTCGCCGTACTCCGCATCCGTCTTTTGCCGCCGCTGCTTCTCGCTATCCCAGTAGTATTCCCGTTCCTGCCACAGCGTCTTGCCATCCCCATAAACGTCCAAGAATACGCAGGGATTGATTGTTCCATAGTCTACGAACACATACCGCTCTGCGGGGCTGGTGAGCAGAGCAACTGGACGGCTGGAATCATCGTATTTGCATTGTGGGCCGAGCACGTCACGATAGATTGAGCTTTCCGCCGTCACCCATTGGCCCAGAATGTATCGCTGATAGAACACGCCGGTATACATATTCTTTTGTGCTTCGATGAATTCCGCACTGAGATTTGGGTTGTCCTCCATCGTGTAATGCCCAGACCATAGCAATCCCATAGATCGCAGGTTTGGATTGTCGAGGAATTCAGTCTTTAGCCAGTGACTTGGAGGTCCAGGGTTGGTTGTACCGTACATCCTTGCCCCATTAGGTGACATACGGGTGAGCAGCATCTGGAAGAACTCTTGCGGCATGAGCGATATTTCGTCTCCCACCGCTATTCCCACCGTCAGGCCACGGACATACTTCTCGCTGCCCTCATCCTTAGCACCCATCACCAGCCAGCTAGACCCGCACAGAGTGAGCAGCCCGGACTGGTGATTATAGGTGTAGTTCGATGGGCCTACCAGATTAAATAGATCGTTCAAGACGTTATTGAAGATGGTCTGTTTTGATACGCCAGTAAGAACGCGCCAGCCCGCGATAGGATAGCGGCAGGCTTGCAGAATCTTAGGGTGTAAGGCCCATGTTTTTCCGCTACGGACTGAGCCTTCGAGGATGTTGATGCGCCGGTCTAGCTCAATGGGGCGATAGGCGAATTCCTTGAGGCGTGGGCCATAATTAAGAATCATAGCGCCCTACATGACCATCTCTTGTTAGCTGCCATCCTGCCCAATTCACTGCGCTTCCGCCTTCGGCATTTCCTCGTATTCGCGCTTGAACTCAGAGAGCAACTCAGCGAGGGGATCGCCACGATGATCGACCTGCACCCGCTCCATTACCCGCCCCTCCACCCTATCCGCAAGCTCGGCCGCTGCATTGAACTTGCCCTTCACCGCCTCGCGTACCATCGACATGGCGATTACCTGTGCGTATGTGGTGGATTCGTCTAGCTTTAATTGCCGAGCCATATCGGGAGGGATGGGCTTATCGAGCAGGGCGGCGTATGCGTCAGTGAGGGGTTTGCGCTTCGGACGGCCTGACAAGTTGCCTGATTCACCGGGCTTCCACGGCGGGCGCAGACCAGCGGTGTTTCTCGCGGTGTTACCTCCGCTCTGTTCGCTATCCGGCACTCAGCATCGCCTTCTTGCCTATTCTACCGCGTTCTCGGTCAATTCCCCACACTGGCACTCACCCGTAAACTCTGTTACGTTGGGTGACATGCGTGGCTTTTATGGTTGTGAGGCCTAATTCGCTTTCAGGCCGGCGCCGTATGCGTGCGCTATGCCTTGCGCCGTCCGGCTGGTCCTGGGAACTGATTGCGGCGGAACGCTGGTTCATCAGCTTCGCCTCGTACCCCTCGCGTCGCTGGCGAGATACGCTCTCACGAGCGCGGACACCTACCAAAATTCACCCAAATAGAATTCGGGCGCTGAACTGAAGCGGATTCCATAGTATCATATTTCCATGCCGACCAGGTGCTGGATGGATAACTACATAGATTACAGCGCATTACAGCGAAATTGTGCTGGCTATCACATCAGTGCAAATAATCACAAAATAACAGTTGAAACGAGCCGGGATGTGCGCTATCCTGATTATGTTGATGAGGAGATACGCACATGGACGGAGCCACTTCTACCCGCAAGTATCCCAGCTACACCACGGCACAGCTTGAAGCATTCGTAGCATCCGGCCAGGGCAACGCAGTCATGGTAAAGGAGATCGCAGACCGCAAAGCTGGATTCTCTGTTATCCATGCAACTCCTCAACTGCACGGCGGAAAAGTGCAAATCAAAATCGGACGCATGTAGTACAGCGGTAATCAACCGCATAAGGAGCAGCGAATGAATATGAAAAAGTTCACCGCAAAAACAATCTCAAATGATCGGATCACTCTCGCATCGGATGATACTTTTACGCTCGGTATTTGGAGCCTCGGAAGCATCGGTGAAACTACGCCTCAATGGCTTGCCGAGAACATCTCTCTTTCTTCCCTCGCTCAGTTAGCGGAGGCTGGCGAAAATAAAGCCAAGGATGCGATCTGCTATTGGCTAATGAAGAATCATGAAATTGTTTACCACTCTCTATGGAATCAGATCGCAGCGTGGATTGGCCGGAGATGATGATGCGCGATGAAATCTGGACCGCATCAATAGCCCTTGCCGACGCGCACATGCGCGGTGCCGGCCGCAAGTCGTGGGACAATAGCGATTGGGCTGCGATGGTCGAGGAGTTCGACCGCCTATGTCCGCCGCTGGAACTGATACCGACCGCGGTGATACGCAGCGAGGTCAACCGGCGCACTGCACGTGAATCGCCGAAGCACAAGACTCTGCGGCCATGTGCGGGATGCGGCGCAATGCTGGGCGCGCGGGAGCGGCGCAAACCATGCCCGAAATGTGGGGCGAGGAATCCGCGCACACCGAGAGGAATCCATGACTGATCGACCAATGTACGAACGAATGCAGAAGATCCTCGCAACCATCGCAGACGCCAAGAGCGGAGAAATAAGCGGCTGGTCAATTGCGAAGTGGCTGAACCCCTTGGCCACGGGCAGGGCCTCTGCGAAAACGTAGCGATTGCTCACGTCGCGTTGGCACAATGGGATCATAAGCAATTCGGGCTGGCAATCCTGAAGTGCTCGAAGGAGCCGAACGATGATTGAACGTTTTCGAGGCGAGGGCGGACGACTAAACCTGGTTGAAGCGCTTCGTGCGCAAAAGATCGTCGCCGGAGATTCACAGCTAGCTGAGCGGATTGCGGACATAGGTACGTTGATGGAAGTGGAGCCTGGAGCGACCATCATTGAGCAAGGGGCGGAGGACAATGACGTATATCTGATCATCGCCGGCGCATTCGATATCTTGGTCAACGGCCGCAAGGTTGCACGTCGATTTGCGAACGATCATGTCGGCGAAATGGCTGCTATTCAACCAACACAAAGGCGCTCGGCCACCAACACTGCGACTGAAAGGTCGGTTCTCTGTGTGCTGACCGAGCCGCAGCTGAGTGAGCTCGGTCGTCAATATCCCGACATCTGGCGTTTTATTGCGAAGGAACTCGCTCGTCGGCTCGAACAGCGCACACCGAGAGGAATCCATGACTGATCGACCAATGTACGAACGAATGCAGAAGATCCTCGCAACCATCGCAGACGCCAAGAGCGGAGAAATAAGCGGCTGGTCAATTGCGAAGTGGCTGAACCAGAGCAGGAACCCGGATGGCGTGAGAGAGGGTCTGCGAGGGCTCGTTAATCGCGGCCTGGTCACAATGCGCCCGGTGGACGATCCAAGCGACGAATGGCGCAGGCAGTTTCCTGACCGCATGAAAGCGATGTATTCTCTCAAAAAATAAATGCGCATTTTCTTGTTTCAAACTGTGCGCACTGTGCTAAGATTCACACATGGAATTGCGAATCACCAAGTTTGACGCCGCGCTGCATAAGTCCCTCAAGATGCAAGCGGCAAAGCAAGGCAAGTCCCTGCGGCAGGTCGTTATCGAACTGCTGCGTGAAGCGGTAAAGGCTGTGAAGTAGGATCAAGTTTGCGCGGGATGAAACTATGCTCCAAGCGGAATCGGTGTTGACCACCTTGCATCGCAGGACATAGACATACTGACGACGTGAAGGCCAGATGCCCGGACTAGAGCAGCCGCAAGGCCGAGACTCAAGGGTACGCGGGGCGAAGACACAGCGACACTTTAAGTCCCCTTAATTCTGGCTCCTGCGCAATTCATTTCAACGCACCATCAACCAAGTAACACGAGGCGCGATATGTCTCTCTTCTCTTTCCGCAAGTCCGCACCATCCCCCACGAACGCAGCAATCATCGAGCTTATCTACGCTGGCAACGACATGGCCGCGCACCTGGTCATGAAGGACGGCCGCGACTTCTCCTGTGTCTGCGGCATGATCGCAGGCCCGGTCGAAAACCCCGCACATCACCACAACTTCTGCCCAGTCGCACGGTTCTACGCCGCGGTTGATGCTATGAATCCGACGCTGGCGGAACATGTAGCGGTGCAGACTTTCAGGCAGGCAGAAAAGACTCTGGCGGAACTGGCCGAAGCTCGTAAAACACTAGCCGTTTATCGTTCTTTTCATGAAGAGGACGATTGCAGAATTTGCGAGAGCGGTGAAGATTTACGCTGTCCTGCTTGTATAGATGCAGACAAGTTCATCAACAAGGGGAGCAAGCCATGAGATTTTATTTTCAATGTTTCGCCCTCTGCGAGATGACTGTCGATGATGATACGGACCTGGACCTGCGCGAGATCGATGCCAAACTGCTCAGCTTCCACGCGAGCGTGCTCGATGCGATGAAAGAGCAGACGCACCGCACGGAGCTACTGCGCGCCGCAGACAAATTGCGCCGCAAGGGCGCGGGCTGGTTTATCCCTGCGTTCAAGGCTCCTCTCTATCAATTGGTTCCCATTCAATCCATGCGCTTCGATGACTTGCGCGATGCGCAGGAAATGATCGAATCTGCTGCCGTTCTTCAACAAAAGGGCGTTGGAGTCTAGTATAATGGGGTTGTCAGGTGTTAGAAGCACCGGCAAAGCCTTATCGCCTGGGAGGGCGAATCATGACAACCCCATCTACGCCATTGTACCGCGAAATCCAGTTGACGCAAGGACAGGTTGCGCTCGTTTCGGCGCATCGATTTCAGGAATTATCAGCCTACAAATGGTATGCACATTGGAGCGAGGACAATAAATCGTTCTACGCTACAAGAACTGCCAGAAACCTCAAAGGTAGGCTTTCCAACATTGCAATGCACCGGCATATTCTCGGCCTGAATTTTGGAGATAGCCGACACGGAGAGCACATGAACATGGACTCCCTTGATAATCGCGATGAAAACCTGCGGATTGCTACCGTTTCGCAGAATAACTGTAATCGCAGGGCACAAAGAAACAACAAGAGCGGATTTAAGGGGGTCTCATGGTGTAACCGAGACAAGAAGTGGATTGCACATATCAGTATATCTGGAAAACAAATACACCTTGGTATGTTCGACAATCCAGAGCTAGCTTTCGCCGCCTATTGTGCAGCGGCACAACAATTGCACGGAGAATTTGCGAGGACGAAATGAGGGAATATCGCGGCGAATCCGCAGATGAATGGCTGGGAATAACCTGCCCGGAGGACTGTGCGCCGCTCAAAAGCAACTACGATGCGGATGCGGACTACGAGGCTGAGCGCGACGAACCGGAGCCGCAGCCCGTCAGCACACCCGAGCAGATCGCAGCACGGCGCGCATTTGTTGAGCGCTTCTTCTCTAACGCACCAGACTTTCAGCAGCGCCTGGCCATGCTGGACGCGGAGGCAATAAAATGAAGGGTGTCAAAGGA